CCCCAAAACCCCAAAACCCCACTCACGTTAAGCGGTGAAACTATAATAAGAATTATATTAAATATATTAATTTGAAATCACAATTCTAAGATGTTACCGTAGAGACCGGGTTTTGTAGCCATGATCAGCACTTCCATCGTTTGAGCGCCGCCTTGGCGCGTTCGCCGTTCTCGGCCTTGGCCGCTACGGCACCCATGCGGGCGCAAAAACTCGCCTTGCGGCCCTTGTCGGCCTCGGTTTTGGGGCTGGGGGCCGGGGCCTTGAGGTTGGAGCCCGTCTCGCGGTTGTACTTCTCGCGCCCCTTAGCCGTCAAACCCGCGCCTTGGCTGGTAGGACGCTTCTCGCCCCGGCCAACGCTCAAAGACACGGATTTCTTGGTCATTACGCCCCCATCCAGCTTGCCGACATCTGGCCTCTGTCGCGCATTGTAATGGTACGCGGGCGGTCAACATACTCTCGATGAGCGACAGGAAATGCGAACGTCACCGCAATCGCATCAGCGGCGTCGGGTGAGGCTAGGCCACGGGCTTTCATTTCCTTCTTGCCCTCCAAAAATATGGTGCCCGCCGAGTTGGGCTTCTTCATCGGACCGGTCAAGTCGGCCTTGAGGAGCCTGTCCTGCGGCAAACTGGCCGACTTGAGCCAATCGCGCATGGCTCCCCAGATCTCGGCGCGTTTGTTGCCCCACATTACGGGGTTCTTGGCCTTCCAGCCGAAGTTTACCCCGCGCACTTTGTACTTCTGCTCGGTCAACCTGTCAAGTATCCCGTAGCCCAGGCCACCCTCGTCGATGACGGTCAGTGCTGGCCGGTACTCCTCGATGGCGTCAATGACGTGTCCGACTGTGGTCATGGTGTCGTCGCCTCGGAACCGCTTGATTGACACGATGTCGCGTCCACGGCGCACGACGATCACGGTGCTGTCCATGCCGCCCCGGGCCGGGTCCACGCCGATGACGACTGGCGCGGTCATGTCTTTCCACTGCTCCCGCTTCATGGCGTCGTCCACCAGATGCGGCGCGATGAACTGGTCCTGGCCGCTCTTGGGGAAGTCACCGTAGACCTCAACCCGGGCCTCGTCGGAGTCCTCGCCGTACTCCTCGATGATCTGCTGGTAGATGCTCTTGTCGGTGCCCTCGACTGTACGGGCGTCGATCTTCTCGCTCTCCCAAAAGTCCCGCTTGTTGCCGTCCACCGACTCGTAGAAGTACCCGGTGTTGCGCCGTCCGTTGGAGAACGCGAACCAGTACCGGTCGAGGATGTTCTCCGTGAAGAAGCCCGCCGCCACGCTCCAGATCGAGTCCGGAATGCCGCTGGCCTCGTCGAAGATCACCATCATGCCGTCCATGTTGTGCACACCGGCATAGGCGTCAGGGTTCTCCTCGCTCCACAGCTTCCCCTCAGCGCCCCAGTACCGGGTGCCCTTCTTCAGATCCCGCTCGACGAGTTCAGTCAGCCACGCAGCGGGGTTTAGGCTGGTAGCTGTCGGCTCCCACCAGTGGGCGTTGATGGCCATCGTGACCCACTTGGTCAACTCGCCCCAGGTGACCTTGCGCAACTGGTTCTCCGAGTTAGCGCTCACGATCACAGACGATCCGATGCGCGTGCTCAGCATCCACAGGATCAGCCACGAGACCAGTGCTGACTTCCCCACGCCCCGGCCCGACGACACGGCCCTGCGCAGCGCCTCGATCAACTCCTGCTGAGTTAGTCGCCCCCGGTTCTCCTTGATGAAGTCCCGTATCCTGCGCAGCGTCCTGCGCTGCCACGCCCGTGGCCCCTTGAAGTGTTCGAGAGGTGTGTTCTTCTGCCCCCACGGGAACGCGAACAGCACGAACGTCTCCGGATCGTCCTTAATGGACGGACTCCAAAGCTGCGACATCAGAAGCTGCTCCTCCTCCGGCGAGTAGCGCATCTTCTGCATCAGTTGTTCTCCAGTCGAGGGGTTACGTCGATGACCTCACCCTCGATTACCCGGGCCTGGGCCTGCGCCAGCGCTTCAGTGATCGAGATCGTGCCGCCGAGTTCAATTTGCTTGGTCTCACCGTAGCGCTTCTTGTTGTGCGCTCCCATGAGCCACTTGCGCGTGTCGATGCGCAACTTGTCCCGGTTCACCGTGTCGTTCGAGGTGGGGTCAACCGACTCGACGCCATCGGCAATCTCAAGGATCTCCCCGGCCAAGAACTCCGTGCGCATCTCCTGCGCTTCCTTGAACCGCTCATGGCGCTGCGGGTCACGCTTGACCCAGCGCAGAAAGTCCTCATACGAGATGACCCTTGGATCACCCTCGATGAGCGACTGCAGGGATCGACCCCGGTAGATGTCCTCGATCACCCGCTCGAATATCTGCTCGTATTCGATGTGCAACAACTCTCTCGCAGCCTTCGTGGGGCGAGGTGTTGGCGGGTCCGGGCACGACAGCCAGTTTGGGAGTGCACTTTCACCGGTGACAACCGTGCCTACGGATGGAGCGAATGCTTGTTCCATAGTAGGTAACAGTGTACCGGAACTTGGGGAAAGTGTGCAACAAGGACGTAGTTGAGTTAGTGGACCCACTGGGTTTCTACTTTTTGAAAAAATTAATAAATGGTTCGTGATGCCGCCCCGCCAACGCCCCACCTCGCGCCGGCCCTCCCTCCCCCCGCCGAACCCGCCGGCGCCGCCCCCGGGCACCCCGGGCACCCCTGACCCCGGCTAGCCGGGTGCCCTGACCCAGTGGGTGCACCCCGGGGGCATCCTGACCCAGTGGGAAGGAGTGCGCAACCGTGCACCCAGTGGGTCAGTGCACCCAGTGGGTCAGGGGTTCATGGGGTCTCGAGGTTGCACCCACTGGGTCAGGGTGCCCGAATCAATCCGGGGGAATTTCCGGGAATCCGTGCACCCAGTGGGTCAGGATCAGGGGTCAGACGCTGACGATGACAAAAGGTCCTTTCTCGCGCAGGAGACATCAGGTAGAGCATTTTCGAAAGGGTACTTATTTTCTGGCTTTTCAAAAACCAACCCCTAGAACCAAAAGGCACTTTTGTCATCGTCAGCGTCTGATTCCATAATGTGAAAACCTGAAATCCCAGTGGGTCAGGGTTTCAAAGCACCCCCGGAAACCTTACATCACTGTAAGAATCGTGCTCCCTGGCAGCGCAATTCTTACATCGAAAAGTGCTTGACCCACTGGGTTCGCATCGTGTTATGATCTCTCTACCGCATCGAAGCGGCACCTTGTAACCGTAACCGTAAAGGATCACATCATGAACAAGTCAGAAATCCGTGAAGTCACCAGGCTGGCGCAGTACCGTGCACTCGGTGCCGATACGGGCATGATTGCCCGTGGACTGTCAGCCCTGATCCGTGCCGCCCGCACGAACAAGTCGCGCAGTGCACTCCTCGAATACGCGCCCATCTTCGGCGTGACGTCTCACCCTGACTTCATCGTCTGATTGGAGTGACCACCATGCTGAAGTCCACGCACCAACTGAAGGCCGGGGACGTCGTGCTGGCGCACGGCGGCAAGTTCAAGGTTCTGCACGATGCGATGGAGTCGCAAGCCCATCGCCCGCAGCATTGGACTCCCGCTGAGTCCTTCATCACTCTGGTGGGCCCGTGCTCGTGCGCATACGCTCGTGCTGTGTGCCTTGAGGGTGAAGTCCCCGGCTACTTCAAGCCGGGGACCGAATGGACCTTTCAGGGCAATTTCCACGCTCCCCGCCTGACCATCGAAGCCTGATCAGCCCGCCCGGGGGCAACCCCGGGCACCTTGTAACCCGTAACCGTGAAGGATCACAACATGCGCAGATTCACCCTCGAATTGATCACCGCCGCCCTTGTCGCGGCCTGTTTCGTTCTTCCCATTGCCCTGCACGTTTGGGGCATCCTGTAACCGTAACCCGTAACCGTGAAGGATCACATCATGAATACCGCAACCGATAGCCGCACCATGATCGCGGCAACTGTTGATCGTCTTGCACAAGTGAAGGCTGAGATTGCCCGCCTGACGGCTGAGGAATCATCCCTGAGGGACGTCCTGATTGCATCGGGTGAAAAGGCAATCGATGGCACGTTACACCGTGCCGCTGTGTCTTACAGCGAAGGGCGGACAGTGATTGATTGGAAAACCATCGCGGAGCGATTCAATCCCTCGCACCAGTTGATCACTGCGCACACGTCAACGGGTGCACCCTTTTTCACTGTGCGGGTCTCTGCCCGTAAGGGGATCTGATCATGGCACGCAAGCCCTTGTTTACCGCCTACACATCGAAGGGCGGGGAAAAGCTGTACAAACCCTCGATTGAAAACGTGATGGCCCTTTCGAGTGAAGGGATGGGGTTCTGTCTCGCATGTGCCAGTGACGCTGAAGGATTCGAGCCCGATGCCCGCCGGGGGCTGTGCCCTTCATGCGGCGCCCGGAAAGTCTACGGGGCTGAGGAATTGGCCCTGATGGGTCTGGTTTTCTGAAGGGGTCTGATCATGCGTTATCACTTCATCCTCGAATCATCGAATCGCAAAACCGGACCCATCCCCGTAACCTATTCTCAGCGTGAGACGTGCCCGCCATCGTGCGCACACTATCGGGCGGATTGCTACGCTGAGGATTACTATACCCGCCTGACGTGGGACAAAGTGCCCGCACGCGGGGGCACCCTTGAAGACTTGACCCGGTCAATCGCGGCACTGCCTGAGGGTCAGTTGTGGCGCATGAACGTAGCCGGGGATCTGCCGGGTGAGGGTGAGTCCGTCGACCCCGTTGCACTGGGTGCCATCGTTTGGGCTAACCGGGGGCGCCGGGGCTTCACCTACACCCACAAGAAAATCGCTGAAGCCATCGAATGGGCGCAGCACGCAACCCGATGGGGCTTCACCGTTAACCTATCCGCTGACGATGCGGGGGAAGCTGACGCACTGGCGGAAACCGGGTTGCCCGTGTGCGCAATCGTGCCGATGGATACGCCGGAGAAAACCTACACCCCGGGCGGGCGGACCATCATCGTCTGCCCCGCACAAACCCGCGATGAGGTGACGTGCGAGACGTGCGGGCTTTGTGCCCGTGCGGACCGTAGCATCATCGTCGGATTCCGTGCACATGGCACCCGGGCACGGGTAACGGATGCGAAAGCCCGTCGCATCATCCCAATCGTGAAAGGATGAACCATGCCCCTTGATCTCTTGACCATGCCCGCCCCTGACGCTGAGCGTCTCGCATACGCTGAAGGGTTTCTTGACGTCGCTCGATTACTTGGACGCATCGACGAGTTGCAACGTGCATTGGGTGAGGCCATCGCCGAAAACGAGTCCCTGAGGGATGAACTGATGATCAGGAAATGGGAAGACGACTACAGGGACGCAATCGAATGATCACCCTATCCGTGATCGTCTCGCTGGCCTTTGCGGCCCTTCGTGCCCTTTTGCTTTTCATCGCATCCCTGATCAAGCCCTGACCCTCGCAACCCGCCCCCGGCTCACCCCGGGGGCTTTTTTGACCCCTTGAAGGATCAACTCGCCATGAACCCTCAACCCTCACCCAGTGCCCCCGCCGTGGTCTTTGCATCGTCCCTCGCAGGGTTCATTGCCCGCCGGGGTCTCGATGAACCCGCAGCCGCCGGACTGCTAGGCGTGCCCGTCTTCACGCTGCGCAAATGGACCACGGGCACTCGGGCACCCAGTGCTGCGGCCGTGCGGCTGTTGGACGTCCTGAGCACGCTCGAAGCACTGGCGCCCGCCATGCTCGATGCCCTGACGCCTGAGCCCGTGGCGGCTGCCCCTAAGCGGCCCCGGGGACGACCGAAGACCAAGGCTGACTAAGGCTCCGAACTAACCGTCAGCCCTCTAGTTTTAAGCCATCGAACTAACCGTTAACCTTCTAGTTTTAAGCCATCGAACCAACCGTTGGACCAATAATTAACCCGAAAAAAGGACGATCATGACTGACGACCAATTTCGAACACTGTGCAACACCTACGGGTTCGCACCATCTCGCGCACTGCGTGAACTCGTCGATACGGCCATCGCACAATCCCGTATCACCGGCTCACCACACTGCGAACGATCCTGTGAGGCCAACGCCTTCCAGATCGAGATCAGGCGACTCAAGGCTCAACTGACCAAGGACGCCGAACTGCGCCGTCTACACCATAACAATCAAGTTCTGAAGAATGCGTTGTGGAAAGCGTGTGGCGACGATGAGGAAGCGGTCAACGCAACGATTGAGTCGCAAGGAGAATTGAAGTGACCGCACAACCCGAAACCCTGTTACAACGTCTGGACATCCGCGCAAGGGGGCAAGCATGACTGACCGCGAACTACTTGAGGCCGCTGCGAAGGCGGCGGGTATCAAGGGCCAGTGGATGGCCGAACCCCCGGACGGGCTGAACGAAGACCCTTACTTCAATTTTGTTGTGGCGACAGGCTATATCTGGAACCCACTCACCGACGACGGCGATGCGCTGCGGCTGGCGGTGAAGTTGCGTTTGGATATTGACTTTGAGAAGCTGTATATGGTCAGCGTTTGGTCTCGCCATTTGGACGACTGGGTTATTGAACGCTGTGACGACGACATGGGGACAGACATTGCCGAAAAGATCCGCCGCGCCATCGTCAGGGCTGCGGCTGAGATTGGAAGGAGCATGAAATGAGTGATTCCAAATTTGCTTTTGTGATAGGGGCCATTTATTTGTCACCCCACATGGGTGAGACTGCGGCACTATTGCTGTCTGCATGTTTCTTAGTTACAGGAGTGGTGATGCAATGGCTTGAATTGCGGGGTGCTAAATGACTGACCTGAGAACCGCCGCCCAGCAGGCGCTGGAGTTCATCAAAGTGACAAACGCAAGGTCTGAATTCTGGCTTGTGCCGGGAAGCAATCTCAACAAGACAGTCACCGCCCTTAAGTCCGCGCTGGAGCAGCCGGAGCAGGAGCCGGTGGCGTGGATTCAGAGCAACCATCTCCAGCTAGCGCAGCGAGGGCCCTTCTCCTGCCGCGTGGAGCCGACCCAACGACACCCCGACTTTGTGCCCCTCTACACCCACCCACCCCGCCGCGAGTGGCGAGGGCTGACGGAGGAGGAGATCAACGAGGCAACATTCCACCCAGACGGGTGCATGAACACCCACATTGAATTCGCCCGCGCCGTCGAGGCCAAATTGAAGGAGCGCAACGCATGATCACCGCCAGCAACCTCTACAAATACGCCTCGGCTGACTTCGCCCGGTGCGCAGGCTCAGGACGCGATGAGTGTGAATCATGCACACGAAACGTGGGGATCAGCCCTGTGCACCCGAGCACATCTCGACAGGTCTGGATCGGGCGATGGGAACTCGATGAACCATGCCCCTCTCGCGTCCCGCTGCAAAACGCAGCATGAAGCAAAAGGCCCGGTCATCCCGGGCCTTCTTCATTCATCCATCGTGTCGGGGTCATACCCCTTGACCAGCTTACGCTCGTAGCCCTTCTCGTAGGCGTGGCGGTAGATGTAATCCGCGTGACGCTGCTTGGCCTTGATCACCTTCTCGCGGTACGCCTTGAACATGGCCGGCAGCGACGGGTTGATCGCCCAGGTCACGCGCTTCTTGTGCAGTTCACTCTCCACCTGCACCGCCCACCCGGCCTGCTCCAGCACCAGCATGGCGTCCATCACCGCCTGATCCTTCTGCCAGTCGGTCTTGCCCTCCAGCGGACGCCGTGCTGATTTCTTCAGGGTGCGCAGATCGATGGTCTGCACATCACCACTGATCTGGATGATGTAGTCGATCACCCACTGCTCGAAGTCGTTCGTGATCGCCCCGCCCACCTCACCCAAGGCGTAGCGGTACGCCGGGATCACATAGCCCTTGATCAGGCTCACAACCCTGTGCACCACATCGACTTGTACCTGTGGGGCAAACGGTGCCTCGATAAGGTGGAACATGAGAATCAAGCGCCCTGCAAGGCCCTCCAGCTTGCCAAAGGCCGTCATGTACTCGGTGCCACTGTCCAGCACCCGCTCGTCCTGTTTGGCCTCCTCGTACCACGCCTGGAACTCGCGAAACGCGGTGAACGCCTCGGTGGACAGGTGGTAGGTCTGGGAAGGCAGCGCGTAGGTCAGGCGCAGAGTGTTCTCCCAGGCCCCAGAACTCGTCATGTACTCGGGCACAGGGTGACCCAGCTTCGTCTTGCTCCCGCGCAGCACAGCGGGTATAAACCGCTGCAACAGGCCATCCGCTGCGAGAGAGGTCAAGTTTTGCCTGAACACTTGGGGCTGGATGTTCCCGTAGATCGAGACCGCGAGGTTCTCGCAGTAAATCGAGCCGGCACCCACCCGGTCCATCTCGTAGTGTTCTGACTCGTAGCTGACAACCCATGCCGAGCGATCCTCGCCGCTGGTCTTGTCCGTCAGTTTGCGCACCCATGAGTTCATCTCGTCGAGGTGGCACAGCAGGCCACGCGGACGATCAGCAGCTTGGCGCACTAGCTTCTGACTCGTGATGTCGCTGACCGTGATCTTCAGCGGCACGGGCTGCGGGGGCATCTCGGGCACCGTGGGCGCCTGATCACCGCCCAGCATGGCCTCGGGGCTGGCGCTGAACTCCAGAAACGCCTTCTTGGCGCTGGCGTAGGCCGCTTCCTTGCCCTCCCAATCGAGCAGTTCCTTACCGTACCGTGGCCGGTCCTCGGCCTCGATGTTCTTCAGCGGCGACAACATGGGCCGCGACCCGGGTGACTTCTTGTCCGCTGGGTCACCGAGGGTCATGAGCCACAGCACAGGCGGCACACGGAACCCAGGCATCAGTTCGAGTCGGATGCGGGCGTCAACCACCCCGCAGACAGCGGCCAACCCAGCGAACAAAGGGACCAAAGGGTCACAGCCCACGCTTTCCGAGATCTCCTGCGACCGCTGGCGCAGGATGGCGGGCCACAGACTCATGTCCATATCGGGCGGCTTCGGGCGCAGCCCATCGAGCACGTCCAGCGGCTCCATGACCGGGATCTCGATCTTGCTGAACAACTCGGACGCATCGGGCAGCGGACGCTGCCACCCGTGTTGCTTGGCGATGTGGAACAGCGTGCCCAGCTTGACCGACGTGGCCTTGTCCGGCTTGAACGACATCCACTGGATCAGGATCTCTCGCTCACCGGGGTACTTAACCTGCGCCGTGGCGCTCCACTCGTTCCACAGTTGCAGGCCCTGTTCAAGCTGGTTGGTCTGGGTGCCGGCCCAGTGCAGCGCCATGCCGATGGACACCCAATCGTCACGGCCACAGTCAGCAGGCACGCAGTCCAACGCCTGCCTGATCTCCTCCCATGAAGCGTCAATCGTGCCGTCGATGCCGATGTTGCGCACCTTGTCGGTGTCCAGCAACTTCTGCCACACATCGAGCAGCGCCTGGGGGATCACCGGCAGTCGCGTCCAATGGCCGTGGCCTGCCCAGTGGTAGGGCTGCCGTGTCTCGGGGTGGATCGACGGGGGCAGCACGTCCTGCACCGTTAGGCCAGAGGCCGTGGCGCAGCGCAACTCGTAGGCGGTGATTCCGTTGTGCAGAATCTTCTTCGAGGGCAGCGCAGCGCCGAAGGGCATCGCATACAACAGCTTGCCGTGCCCAGGTTTGCCCGAGTTGATCACCACCGCATCGGGTGCGTCATACAGCGCCTGCAGATCGATGTTGTGTTCGGCCAACAGACTCGTGGTGATAGTCCAGTTGTCGATGTCGAGCGCCATCGTGCCGCTGTAGGCATGGGCCAGCCCGATGCCATAGCCCTGCGGCAGATCGGCCTGACTCTTGAGAGCGTTCTCTCTCAGGTTCCAGCCCGGGGTACGCGGCCCCTTGGTGCCCGCTGGGATGGGCACAAGGCTCCAGCCGTGTCGGATGTATGCGTCAATGGACGCGGGATGTGGTTGCACGGTCTGTGGTGCCGTCATATACTTTTCTCGCTGGTGATCGCAGTTGCCAGTGTCATCACGTTTCTCCTCCGTCAGAAGCTGCCCCGGGGTTCACAAGACCCCGGGGCTTTTTCTTTGTGCCGTGTGTTGCATGTTTTTCAGTGACTTGGGGTTGTGAGTGTGAAGTAGCGCAGCGGCATTCGCATATGAAAACTCAGCGTCTGACCGATCATTAAAGCGCCCAAGATAGAGTCTTTTTCCACCGTGCCCTATTTGAGCGATCCACTTCTCAGTCTTTTTGCAGAACGACACTCCCGCCGTGGTCGGTCTGTTTTGAGCGTTTTGAGCAGGGGTGGTAAGACGCAAATTGGTGATCCGGTTGTCGCTTTTGTCACCGTTGATGTGATCGATGTGCATCCCCTTCGGGATCGGTCCATTCACATGTTCCCACACCAGTCGGTGAACGTACTCAAACTTCTCGCCGAGTCTGACCCGCCGGTATCCAGTCGCAGAAGGTGTGCCCACGTCGCGGGTGATTTTGTCGATCCGACCGGCCTCTGGGTCAATGATCAGTTCGGACCTCATAAATTTCTCCTGAAGTGTTTGACAAGTGTAGATCATCCGTGCAACAATCGCAACAAGTGCACAAAATTTTTGGCCATGAACACCAAGACTCGATCCTCGTACCTGTCTGTCCGAGTGACAGACAAGACGCACCAGAAGTTCCACGTCAAGGCGTCAAAACTTGGAAGCCCAAGTGAAGTCTTGCGTGAACTGATCGACGCCTTCATTGAAGATCGCGTCACACTTCGTCCCCCTGTAAACCGTAACCCTCTGGAGAAACTCTATGAGCCTTGAGTCCAAAATTGAAGACCTGACCGCTGCCATCCACGCACTTGTCGCTGCAATGGGTGCTGCCCGTCCCACCGCGCCTGCGCCCGTGGCAAGCCCTGCGCCCGTGGCAAGCCCTGCGCCTGTAACTGCACCAGTCGCAGCACCTGCTGTGGTCACCGTGACGCCCACGATGCCCGCACCCCCGGCGTTTGTGGCTCCTGCGCCCGTGGCAGCGCCTGTGCCCAGCGGCGCACCGTTCTCTGACGGCAAGGGTCTGATCGATTACGTCATGGGTGCCTACAAGGCGATGGGTCCGCAAAAGGGTGCCCAGATCCAGAACGTGCTGACCGGCCTGGGCTACGCGAACATCAACGATGTCAAGCCCGAGCACTACGGTGCGCTGTTCCAAGGCGTTGAGGCACTGAAGTGACTACCCACGCCAAGCTGTCGCCCTCGAAGCGGCACCGCTGGGCCCTGTGCCCAGGCAGCATTCGTGAGGAGGCCAAGTACCCCGATGAGCGCACCGGTGCTGCGGCCATCGATGGTACTCACACTCACACGGTGCTGGAGCACTGCACCAAGGCCGGACTTGCTGACCCCACCTCGATGGTGGGCGTCAAGATGAAGGACGACGATGGTGAGTTCGTGATCGACGCTGACCGTGCTGCTCGGGTCAAGGTGGCCATCGACTACCTCAAGACCCGGCAGGCTGAATCCTTGGGCATGGCGCAGATCGTGTCTGAGGAGAGGGTAAACCCTCAGTGGCTGGTCAGCCGTGACGACTTGGACGGCACCGTCGATGCCCAGCTTCACGACCGTCTGAACGAGGTTGTGGAAATCATCGACTACAAGGACGGCATGAACGATGCGTGGGACAGCGCGATCCTGCAGATGGAGCAGTACGCCGTTGGTGTGCTTGCTAGTCTCAAGATCGCACGGCCCAACCCGTATCCGTTCAAGACCGTTCGCATGACGGTGATCCAGCCCAAGCTGGCGCTTAAGGGTGGCAAAGCGATTCGCTCGGTAGACTACCCGGTGGCCCAGGTGCTCGACGAGGTGGCCCGCGATCTTGTGATCGAGGCGTCTGCCACGGACAACCCCCAGGCCCCACTGGTCCCCGGCGAGAGTCAATGTAAATACTGCAAAGCGAAGGGCGGGTGCGCCGCGCTGGCAGGTAACGTAATGAAGGAGGTCGGAATCATGTTCCAACCCGTCGTAACTGAAACGCTCGACGTCGCGCAGCAGTCTGCCGACAAAGACCCGGCCCAGATGGACGATCAGCAGATTCGTCAGATCATGGAGGCCGCACCGCTGATGCGCCAACTCCTGGAAGGTGTGGAGAAGGAAGCCCTGCGTCGTCTGGAGTCCGGCAATCCCATCCCCGGCCTCAAGCTGGTGCACGGTCGCGGCTCCCGCGCCTGGACGCTGCCCGAGGAGGAGATGGCCGAGAAGCTGGTCAAGATGGGCATCCCCAAGACCGCAATCTATGAGACCAAGCTGGTCACCCCGGCCAAGGCTGAGAAGCTGACCTGGGAGAAGCGCGACGGCACCAAGGTGTCGTTGACCGACCGCCAGTTGAAGCGCATGGAGCAGGAGTACGTCGCCAAGTTGGCCGGCAAACTCACCGTGGTCCCCGAATCCGACAGCCGTCCTGCTGTCATCACCAATGCTGCGCCGCTGTTCAGCGCAGTAGCGGCAGCACCCGCTGCCGAGTCCCTGCCCTCGTGGCTCTCGTAATCATCGAAAGGTAACTGTCATGTCCGAAATCATCTTCCTGTCCAACGTCCGTCTGTCTTTCCCCCACCTTGCTGAACCTCAGCGTCAGGTAAACGAGCAGACCGGCAAGGAACGCATCTCGTACAACTGCGAGTTCATCATGCCGCAGGATCACCCCAGCTTCGGCCAGTTCATGCAGCGCTACGGCGCGATGGCGCTGGACAAGTGGAAGGAGCACGCCCAGACCGTCATGGGCATGATCCAGAACGACCGCAAGCTGCGCTGCTACGGTCGCGGCGAGGAGAAGATCAACAAGAAGACCTTCCAGCCCTACGACGGGTACGCCGGTCATGTGTTCATCACCGCAGGCCGCGACTCTCAGCCGCAGATGATCCAAGCCGATGGCACACCGATCGACCCGACCAACACGATGGCCTACCAGCAGCTTGCCCGCAAGATGTACGGCGGCTGCCGGGTCAACGCTGCCGTGAAGCCCTGGCTGCAGGAGAACAAGCATGGCCGTGGCATTCGGGCCGATCTGATTGCTGTGCAGTTTGCCAGCGACGACACCCCGTTCGGTGAGGGTGCCGTAGACGCATCGAACCTGTTTGGTGCTGTGGCTGGTGTTCCCGCTGGCATGTTCGGCGCTGCCGCACCGGCTGCACCGATGGGCCTGCCGCCGTTCATGGCTGGTCATCAGTAATTCAATCGGGGCGGGTGCCTCTGGGAGTTCCCGGGGGAGGCCACATCCGCCCCACCTTCAGGTAACCGTAATGAGTAACGACTATGTGTTCGACATCGAGACCTACCCCAACGTCTTCACGTTGGCGGTCGAGCATGCGCAGGCTCCGCTTCGTTGGCTGTTCGAGATCAGCGACTGGCGCAACGACAGCCGCAACATCGTCGCTTTTCTCCAGTTCCTCAAGGAAGCGAATGCGCGAATGGTGGGGTTCAACAACCTTGGCTTCGACTACCCCGTCCTGCATACGCTGATCCGCATGGGGCACAGCGATGCTGCCACGCTGTACAAGAAGGCGATGGCCATCATCGGCTCGCAGGATGAAGACGGCGACAAGTGGATGCACCTCGTCAAGCCGTCTGACCAGTTCGTCACGCAGATCGACCTGTTCAAGATCCACCACTTCGACAACAAGGCCCGAGCCACCAGCCTGAAGATGCTGGAATTCAACATGCGGGCCGACAGCATTCAAGATCTTCCGTTCCCTGTCGGGTCTGTTCTCACTCGGGAGCAGGTGGAGATTTTGAAGATATACAACCAGCACGACGTGGATCAGACCAAGAAGTTCTATCACAAGAGCCTTGACATGATCCACTTCCGCGAGGAGTTGACGCGCAAGTACGCCCGCGACTTCATGAATCACAACGACACCAAGATCGGCAAGGACTACTTCGTCATGAAGTTGGAGGAAGCCGGTGTGGCCTGCTACGACTACGGCGACAAGGGCCGCACACCCCGGCAGACCAAGCGCCCGGTGATCCACCTCAAGGACGCCATCTTGCCGTGGATCAGGTTTGACGACCCTGAGTTCAGCCGGGTGCTGGGTTGGCTCAAACAGCAGTCGATCACGGAGACCAAGGGCGTCTTCACCGACCTGACGGCCACCATCAACGGCTTCACGTTCGTCTTCGGCCTGGGCGGTATCCACGGATCTGTGGAGTCTGAGGTCATCGAGTCGGACGCCGAGCACGTCATCGTGGACCTCGATGTCACCTCGTATTACCCGAACCTTGCCATCACCAACGGGTTCCACCCGGCGCACCTGGGCAAGGACTTCGTGGCGATCTACAAGCATCTGTTCGAGCAGCGCAAGCAGTACCCCAAGAAGTCCGCTGAGAGCGCGATGCTGAAGCTGGCGCTCAACGGGGTGTACGGTGACAGCAACAACCAGTTCAGCGTGTTCTACGACCCGCTGTTCACCATGAGCATCACGCTCAACGGGCAACTGCTGCTGTGCCTGCTGGCTGAAGGGCTGTTGACGATCCCCGGGCTGCGCCTGATCCAAGTCAACACCGATGGTCTGACCGTGCGGGTGCCACGCAGCCACAAGATCATGGTCGATCTGGCCCGCATGGCATGGCAGGAGCGCACTGGCCTGAACCTTGAGGAGGCCGTCTACAAGGCCATGATGATCCGCGATGTCAACAATTACATCGGCGTGTTCAACGATGGCAGCACCAAGCGCAAAGGTGCGTATGAGCACGACATGGAGTGGCACCAGAACGCTGGTGGGCTGGTGATCGCTAAGGTGGCCGAGAAGGTGCTGGTCGAGGGTGCCCCAATCCGGCAGACCGTGCAGCAGTGGCCGGACATCATGGACTTCATGCTGCGCACCAAGGTGCCCCGCAGCAGCTATCTGGCCATCGAGTGGGACGGTCAGCCGCCCCAGCAGTTGCAGAACATCACGCGCTACTACATCGCAGAAGGCGGTGGCCGGCTGTTCAAGTGGATGCCTCCGCTGAAGGGCAAGACCGAGTGGCGAAAGATCGGCGTCGAGAGTGGCTGGGGTGTTCAGCCATGTAGCGACATCCGTGAAGCTGGTAAGTTACCAGTGGACTTTGATTACTACATCCGAGAAGTGGAGAAGTTATGTCTGGCTTTAGCGTGAACCAAGTGCAGCACGGTGGCGACCACTACAAGAAGCAGCCGATTCAACCGTGGGACTACATCGCTGCGAATGAGCTCGGGTACTTCGAGGGCAACGTGGTGAAGTACGTCAGTCGGTGGAAGGACAAGGGAGGTGTCGAGGACTTGCGCAAGGCTCGGCACTACATCGAGAAGCTGATCGAGTTGAACACCGGCAGCATTGAGCCGCACGGGTACTGACATGCTTGAAAAGAACATTGAAGCAAAGGTCTGCGGCTACGCCCGTGAGCACGGGCTGCTGGCCTACAAGTTCACATCACCAGCGCACGCTGCGGTGCCTGACCGGCTGTTCGTGCTGCCCAACGGGCGCATGTTCTTCTGCGAGTTCAAGCGCGAGGGTCAGAAGCCCACGCCGGCCCAGGAGCGCGAGCACCTACGCCTGCGGCAGCACAAGGTCAGCGTGTTCGTGATCGACAACGTGGACGCTGGGCTGCGCATGGTGGACGAGATGCTGAGGACGTGATGCTCACACCTGACATGCTCCACGACTACCAGAAGAAGGCGGTCAACTTCCAGTGCACCCACCCACACTCGATGCTGTGGCTGGACATGGGCCTGGGCAAGACCGTCATCACGCTGACCAGTCTGTCGCACCTGCTGGGCACCGGCTTCCTGCGTGGCGTGATCATCGTCGCACCGATCCGAGTCATCCGGTTGGTGTGGCGGCAGGAGGCGGCGAAGTGGGAGCACACCAAGCATCTCAAGTTCAGCATGGTCGCAGGCACCAAGGACCAGCGCACCCGCGCCCTGCTGCGCCCTGCCGACGTGTACATGGTGAACTACGAGAACCTGGGCTGGCTGGCCGAGACGCTGCAGACCTACTTCGTCAAGAAGAATCGTCCGATGCCCTTCAACGGCATCGTGTGGGACGAGATCAGCAAGATGAAGAACAGCGCCACGAACCGGGTCAAGGCGTTTCGCAAGATCGCAGACCAATTCACTTGGACCACGGGCCTGACCGGCACCCCGGCCAGCAACGGCTACAAAGACCTCCACGGTCAGTTCCTCGTAGTGGACAGGGGTGAGCGCCTGGGCACCAGCAAGACGGCCTTCCGCACCCGGTTCTACCGCAAGGTGGGGCCATACAAAGAGGTGCCTTACGACGATACCGAGGACACCATCAAGAAGCTGATCGGGGACATCACGTTGGAGATGTCAGCCGAGGACTACAACCCGTTGCCGGACCTGATCGTCAACAACATCGAGATCGAGATGCCCGACGAGTTGCGGGCCAAGTACGACCGGCTGGAGAAAGAGTTCTTCATGGTGCTCGACAGCGGCAAGGAGGTCGAGGCGTTCAACCAAGCGGCGCTGACCAACAAGTGCCTGCAGTTCTCCAACGGTGCCATGTACCCGATTGCCGGGATGCCGCTGTGGGAGCCCGTGCACGACATGAAGCTCGATGCGCTGGAGGAGATCGTCGATGAAGCCCAAGGCTCACCGGTCCTGTGCGCTTATGCGTACCGCAGTGACGCCGAGCGCATCATGGCCCGGTTCAAAGACCTGCGCCCGATCAACCTGACCGAGTGCAAGAGCGAGTCTGCATTGACCAACGCCATGCACCGCTGGAAGACTGGCGACTGCCAACTGATGATCGGCCACCCGGCGTCGATGGGTCACGGCATCGACGGCCTTCAGAAGAACGGCCACATCCTCGTGTGGTACGGCCTCAACTGGTCGCTGGACCTGTACGAGCAGTTCAACGCCCGAGTGCGCCGCCAAGGTCAAGGTGCACCGGTCATGTGCCATCGCATTCTGATGCAAAGCACCCTTGACCAAGCGCAAGCAATGGCCCTCGACGAGAAGGCCACAACCCAAGCTGGACTGCGAAATGCGGTCAAACAATATCGTCAATCCAAAGGAGTGTGATACACTCGTGTCACACCAACCGCAGGAGTAACTGTAATGATCCGTGAATCGATTGATTGGCTGAAGAGTGTGTACACAACCCCAAGCGCCGAGCAACTTGCGCTGCGTGAACTGGAGGACGCCAAGCGCAGGCTGCTGGAGGCTCAGAGCAGCCGCGAGTACGCTGACTCCATGTGCAAGTATTACGAGGCGAAGATCAAGCGCCTGACGAATTACCTGCACAAGGCCACGGAGGATCAGCAATGATCTGGCCCTTCCCTCCTCCCGGTGGCCCGGTGCCATTGACACCCAAAGAACTCAAGGAACTGGAGCGCAAGGAGCGCGAGAAGCTACCGGAGGCACCGTTTTGAGTTCACTCAATCGTGGGCATCTGGTAGTCGATGCCCTTGCCACCATTGCCGACTTCGGTGAGGTCACTGCGAGTGAGTTGGCCGATCACCTGCGCATCGGTCGATACGATGCTCACGCTGTGCTCACTCGACTGAACAATCGCACCAAGTCAGGCTTGAAACGCATCCACGTCGTGCGGTACGTCTACGACCACGAGGGTGCCCGCAAGTACCCCCGGGCGGTCTACGCTTTGGGCGACAAGTCCGACGCCAAGAAGCCCAAGCCGGACACGCTTGCCAACAAGCGGCTGCACTACCACCGGGCCAAGGCCCGGGCGCTGACCAACAGCGTCTTCAACCTTGCGACGCAATGGAGAGCGGGTACATGAAATGCCCTACTTGCAATGCATGGGTGGAAGTTATAGAAACCAGACAGCGAAAAGGCTACACCTACAGGAGATACACATGCGCGAACAAGCACCGCTTCAGCACACGCGAGTTCCCAACGGCTGCGACCAGCAAGGCCGCCACCCCCAAGCCGCCGAGTGCTGCACAGAACTTGGCCAAGAAGAACCCGACTTTTACAGACGCGAGTTCTGGAAAGAGGACGGCATCCCCATGATTGTCTTGGCCATCGCAGTTGTGGTCATCATGGGGACACTGGCTGCGCTTTACGCGGCCTAGTACGACCAGACCGTAGGCGCGGCGCGTAGGTCCAGATGGATGAAGCGCCCCGCGCCTTTCTGTTGCACACCGATGCCGGTGAAGCCCAGGTGCATCGCCAACCGCAGCAGTTCATGGGCGTCAGCGCCCTGCACGCCAACGTCGCAGGCTAGGCCAGTCGAGTGCACACCCGGCTCAGTTTTGGCCTTCTCGATAGGATGGTCAGGGCAGCGGTAGCCCGACGTGATGCTCATGGGGCGCTTGTAGACGTCGCGCAGCGCTTGCAGACGCCCCATGAACTCGGGCTTCATCTCCTGCTTGCCGCAGTGGCGGCAGCGGAACTCGGCCTCGGTGAAGTTGGGGTAGTCGGACCAGTTCACTTGGTGACTCCTTTGAACTTCTCCACCGTCCTCAATCCACCAATGCCGAGCATCCCGGTGATGACGACCCACAGCAGATCGAGGTTCAGCATGGGCGGCGTGGGCCAGCCCTTGATGGTCGCCACCCAAGCCAGCATCGGCTGCAGGATCGTGGCGTAGATGAACCCAGCACCACCTGCCCATCCGAAGAACGGGCGCCAGCCAGCGACGAACACCGAGGCGTGCGTGGCCTCGCGGGCGTTGATCTCAAGCTGCGCGATGGTCTGCTTCAGTTCACCCTCGGCGGCCATCCGCACCAGTTCCATCTCGGCCTCTCGCTTCTTCTCCGGGTCAGGGATAAAGCGGTCCAGCAGCGTCTTGCCGACCTCTAGGATCGGGCCGAGGATAAGTGGGTTCATGTCACCTCAGTTTGTTTTCCAGTGGCTCACGAGGAATCCCATGAGCCCGGAGATACCTGACGCTATGGCCATGCCGAACCACAGGCCGCCTTTGCCCTTGTTGGCCAGTTCAAGAAGCTGTTCAAGCTGGCGTTCCATCTTGTCCACCTTCTTGTCCATGTCCTGTACTTTCTGCCACAGGACACCGTACCTCACCGGGTCAATTTCACCGTTTTGGAACTCCATTTACTGCTCCGACACAAACGAGTTCTGAACCTCCGCAGCCGGCGCAAGCATATTGACAACAGCAGGGGTTCGCAAGACTTTTGACGCGGCAGTGCCCGCCTTCTTGAAAGGATCAGCCATCTTCTGACCCTTGGCCTGACGGGCCATAGCCTTCTCCAGCGCCTTGGCGGCTGCTGCAGGGTCGAGCATCTCAGCAGCCAACTCAATGGCCAGCTTCTGATCCAGCTTGCCCTGCATCCGACGCAGCAGATCGTTGGCGACCGTGGTCACGTTGTTGATGAAGTTCGGGGCGCGGACGTTGCCCATGACCTCGGTACCCATCAGGTTCACGTCAGGACCAGCGCCACGAGCAGCAGTGGCCTGCACCTCGGTTTGACGGGCACGGGCCAGATCAGCGCGGACATCCTCGACGATCTTGATCTGATCCGGTGTAAGCACGTCTGACAGGTTCTGGAACCGGGCTTCACCGGTGGCCCGCTTGATGGTGCCTGGGGCGTTTTCCAATGCGCCAGCGTACCCTGCGGCCCGCAGGCGGGCGGTTTCCTCACCCAGCGCAGGAACAAGTTTGCCTTCGAGGAACTGGCCGACCTGCATCTGGTTGATCGGCTTGCTCTGTGCGGCAAAGGTTCCCCGCGCCACCCGGTACATCGGGGCCTTGTCCTCAACCCAGTTGAGGAACTGCGCCCGGGTGCCCTTGATCGCACCCACCTCGGCGGCACCGATTCCGAACCGCTCAGGGTTCTTGATCAGGTCGTCGAAGGCCATCTTCATGGCGTGAAGACTGCTGCCCGGGTATTGCGCCACCTCACCCGGAATCACGGTCTGACCCAACGGGCGCCCTGCTTCGTCAACGATTGCAGACGGGACAACCTGGGCAGGACGGTTCTGACCGATCTGGAAGGGTTGGCCCTTCTCCGCAGCCAAGTCACCGGCACGGGCGATCACCTTGTCCATCGAGGGGCGGTTCAGCAGCGTGGCAAACGTGTCGTCTGCTGCCACCATCGCCTTGTCGGAAATGCCGTACAAGGTCTTGGCCGTGGCGCTGCGAGCGGCCTCTGCTGCTGCAAGTTCCGCAGGGGTCTTGCCGACTTGTTGCACCGCAGCAAGCTGCGCTGCCTTCTGAGCTTCGGCCCGCTCATAGAACGGAGTCGGTGTGGTCTTGGCAGCAGACGCACCCATCGCCGAGAACCGAGTGGCTCCTGCAGGCGCCGCAGCTTGGGCGGCAGTGGGCAGACTGCCCGGGACGATCTCGGACGGTTGTCGCAGGGCGTTCAGCACCTCGGGGCCGCGACCTTCCACGGCAGTCAGGTACGCCGTTGCCTTCGGGTCGAGGGCGTTGTAGACCGCACCCACACCCTTGGCTGCCAGCTTGACAGGCTGCTCGATGAGCGGCGCAACCGGGCGCATGGGGTTGATGGCACCGCCAGCCGTGCTCAAGGCTGCGCCAGTCTTTGTCAGTCCGACTTTGGAGGCAGCAGCCCCACCGCCAGTGAGCAGCGTTGACAGGTCAGCAGCGGCCCCCACGGGGTCTTCGGCAAACGTGCGCTTGATGCCCTCGTAGCTGCCGTACCGATCCTTGTACATGCCGCCGATGGCGTTGGCCGTCTGGACAGCGCGTTGCGTGGCCTGGGGGTTGGTGTCGAACCGGTCGATGAAGTTGACCACGCCCTGCGGCAGCGAATTGCGCAGCGCCCCGGCACCGGCATCGAGGATGCTGGTGAGAGTCTGGATTGGACTGGTCACCGCCTGCACGACACCGCCGACGAACTGGCTTGCGCTGCCGGGTAGGTTCTTGACCGCCTCAACAGGCACCTCGGCTAACCCGTAGCTGCGGCGCGGCCCGGGGATGCCGCCGGTAGGCGCAGACGGGTCGAATCGATCAAAAGGATTGGCGGCAGGCGCGTCGAATTGATCAAACGGGTTTTTTGCCATCACTTGCCTCCAAGCACACGGGCCGCTGCGCCAGCACCATATTTGGCATCAAACTCAGCCCGCATCCCAGGATTGGCCCGCAAGTATTGGATCGCTGCGTCAGGTATAGCACCAGCGCCCGCAGCACTTTGTTGACCACGCTTGGGCACCACGATGGGCTCAGTGGAGATGCCTGTTCCTTGAAGGGCGCTGGCGGGGATCTGTTTGACTCGGGTGTTCCAAGTCTCGGCGCTCTTCTCGGCGGCGAGTCGGGACAGACGAGCCAACTCCGTGAGCGACTTCGCGTCGTAGGTGATCTGACCAGCCTTGGCCTTCTCCAAGAAGTCCCGATCGGCGTTGGTGAAGCCCTGGCCCGCGCCGAGGTTGGACGACTTGATGGCGCCCAGCGTTGTCTCGGCCAGCGAAGAGATCAGCACCTCGGTGTTCTTGATCTTCTCGGCGTCAGTGCCACCGGCTAGGTTGAGCGCCTTGGCGACCTGCAACCGGACGTTCGCACCAGTGCCTGTGATGACCTTGCCAGTCGAGATCAGGTCCATCACGCGGTCAGCAGTCGCTGCGGCAGCAGGGGCGCCTTCAGCGGCAGTCAGCTTGGCGGCGTCTGCGTCTGCGATCAAACCACCGAACCGTTCAGCATACTTTCTCTCAGTGCTGACAGCGACGTTGGTGACCGGTGCACCGGCCTTTGCAACCACCGCTTTCTGCGCCACAACATCAGCGGGCAATGGCACTTCAGTCGCATACGAGCCCGGCACCACTTGCGCCGCACCCTGACCGTACTTCGGCGTTGCAATAAGTCGCTGCGCACCACCCAAGTTCTGGCTGACGAAGTGCTGCTCCAGTGCCTTATCGGCCTCCAGCATCAACCCTCGCACGGTTTCTGGCGAGTATTGTTCGGGGATGAGGTTTGACAAACCCGGCAAGTTTTGCAGGGTGTAACTGCGCCAGTTTGCATACGCCTCGGGCGTCGTCACCGAAGGCAGCAAGTCACGCGACTGCTTCATCCGGGCAGCGGCAACATCCACTTCTGCCTTCTGGGCTTCGCGGAGGTCTTTCTCATTCTTTAGCATCGATTCATACGCCTGCCGCCCAGGTGCACCATACGACAGCAACTGGCTTCTGTTCTGCGGCGTGAGCGTGGGGATGAACTCGCGCAGCCTGTTCTGTTGCTCGACCTCGCGCTGGTACTCTTGCATCTTCAGCGCGTTCAGTTGGTTTTGCTGTTGCGCCAACTGGTTCTGCTGCTGAGCGTTCTGGATTTGGCTGACGCGGGCGTACTGCTCCAGAGGGTCTTGCAACTGCAGCCCTCGGAAGCCCCCGGCGATGACTGGATCGAGTGGCATAGTGACTCCTTAACCCCCGCCTGGCGTGACCAAGTACGACGGCGTGTTCACAAACCCAGGCTCAGTTGTATACCCCATGCCCTGCTGCTGCGGCAACAGGCGATTAAGTAGCTGCTGGTTCTGGTTGTAGTTGAGGTACGACCCCAGCGCCCCGGTCAGCGCGTTAGCGCCGCCCATGTAGCCCGACGCCCGTGCGGCCCCCGCGCCCATCAGACCCTGCGCGGCGGCTTGGCCACCAGCCATCAGGTTCTGGCCGTACTGACCGGCGAAGTTCTGGCCGAGGTTGCTCATCACACCAGCCGCTTGCGGGCCGACGTTAGCAAGGCTGGCCAGCCGGTTGTACGCCGCGCCGTACTCTTGCGAGCCGAGGTCTTGGCCGTACCGCTGCGCGGCCTTCAAGGCGCCGCCTGAGATCAGCCCACCACGCGCCGCAGCCTGACGATCCAGCGCCTTCATGCCTTCGCTCAGACGGAACTGATAGCCGGGGTCCATCTGCAGGAACTGCTGCGCCTCGGGGCCGCCACGCTGCACCGCCGCCAGTCGATTGAAGAACTCGGTGCCGGTCTGCAGGAACGGCTGCTGGCGGGCGATGTTTTCTTCGTAGACGCGCTGCTGCAGCGCGTTGGCCTCGCGGCTTGCCTGCAGTTGCGCGTCGGCGGCGGACTGCGCTGCGCCGGCCTGCGTCTTTGCGGCGCTTCGGGAAGACGCAGCGCCCAGAACTGCCGAACCGATGATGGCGGCTTCAATGCCCATGATGAGCCTCCTTTACAAACATCCCGTCAGGCTGTTCAGTGAACCCCAACCGCTTGAGGATGTCGTTCATGTACTCATGCCCCGGCGTCACGCGAGTGGTCACGCGGTCCTTGGCAAACAGCTCTTTCAACACACCCTTGGTCGCCCAGCGCTTACGCCACTCAGGCGCCACAGAGGCGTGTACTTCGTCATCTTTGAAAAACGCCGCGCCGATGCACTGGCCGTCACGCTCAATGGCTTTGACGTCCCAATCCGCCACCGCTGCTGCGTAGGTGTCAAAATCTATTGGGCGTGACCAATCCGTAGCCGCGTAACCGACTTGCAGTGCTTCGCTACGGTTGGGCACTAGCCGAGTGGTCAAGATGTCACCTCGCGCCCGGAAGCGCGGATGTTGATGGCGCTTGCCGTGCCGGCGATTGTAGAGATGAACCCGCTGGGCGCAAGCACATGGCCGACCAGTTCCGGGAACGTGTACGTCTCGCTGGCCTGTAGCGTCTTGGTCTTGACGATCAGGTTCTGGTTGCCTGCGGTGTCGGCCAGCGTAACCAAATTCACGCTGATCGTCGCAGCGCTGGCGCTGTAGTTCGTCGCGGTGAACTTGTCGATGATGGTCGTAACGCCCGTGGCGGTGTACTGCGTGGTTTGGCTGTTCTCGGCGGTCTTGGCCGGAATCAGTACGCGAACGGTAACTGTCATGGTGGCTCCTTACTCCAGTTGCAGCGCGTTGTTGGAGTCGTACTGCGTCATTATCCAATTTGTGCCGTCAGAAACCAACGTGGCATTTGCTCCGGCAACAGCTTCCAAAATAGCCGTCGTCGCAGCCCCGCCGGCCAATGGCACTACATTACTCGACGCTGACACCAGCGTCTGCGCCTGGTAGTTTTGAAAGTGCAACGTGCGGCCTGTGCTGGTGCTGGCAGTCGGCAGCGTCGCGGTGCAGGACGACCCTGACTTGTTGTTGATCAGCCAAGTCTCGCCGTTGGCAACCGAGAAGTTGGCCGTGTACGTTACCGGAGCGCTTGACAACGCAGCGATGGCCGCGCTGATTGCCCCTGCGTCAACGATTGGTTGAACTTGCAATGCTTCAATCTGCTTTTGCAACTCGGCAATTTGCGGTTGCAGCGCGTCGTTGGGCAACGTCTGCACTTCCTGACGCACGCTGTCAATCTGGGCCTGCAGCCCTTCAGCTTGGTCAGACGGCAGCGTGTCCAGACGCTGCTCCAGCACACGACAGCAGTCGTCGTACCGCGCCATCATCGACGCAAGCTGCGCTTGGTCGTACAAATTGCTGAAGTCGCCGCTCAGGTCTTGTACTGGCGGGCCTAAGTCTTGGCTATCGAGCGCGGTTTCAGACGCCCGAAACAGCGACAAAAAGAACTGATACCAAGCGCGATCGATCAACCCCGTGCGGGGGTCAATGATCGGCACCCGAGGTGGGGTGATCGGCGTTGGGGTGGCGCTGGGCGACGTAGCCATTAGGCGTTCGTCGGGCTGATGATGAGTTCAGCCCCCACGATGGCAATTTTTACGGGGTCGGTGCCGGACAGTTCGTACACCCGGTCGCGCAGCTTGAGCGTCATGCCCAGGCGGCGGAAAAACACGCGGCGGTAATACTCGCCGATCTTGCCGATGCCGGACCAGTGCTCGTTCGACCAAGTGTGGCCGCCATCGTCGCTCCAGCGCAGCATGACCTGCGGGTCGCTGCCTTGGGTCACAGGCGTCAGGTCATCTGAGATCAGGTAGTCGTCAGACTCGGTTACAAGATACTCGTCGTTTTCAGTCTGAAGGTATATCGTCTCCGCAATCATGGAGCCGGTAAGGCCGACACCCGACTCCAAATCGATCTGTAGCGTGTGGTGCGCGGTGCGCTTCAGATTGTTCTGCCCAGTCGGCAACGCCCGCCACGTCCGATACCAGCGCTGGATCTGGCCGTTGTCCGAGTAATCCTCAAGATCAAAAGCGTAGATGTTGCCGTTCTGGTAGTCGCCGACGATGACTTCGTTGTTGAAGAACATCTGGCAGTTCGACCAATGGCGCGTGAACGCACCGTTGCTCCAGCCGGCACGCTCATGCCACGCGCCCGTGGCGACGTCATACACCCAAGTGGTGTCGGCGCTGGGGAAGATCAGCACGTAAAAGCTGTGGCCGTCTTGCTGGTAGGTGTACCCAATCGCGTCGGCTAGATTGCCGTACTGCTGGATGTGCCACTCGACCGCGTGCGTACTGATGCGCTGACCGGTGTAGCCGTTGGCTCTGTAAACCATGCCGTGGCCACGGGCGTCGGAGCCCAGCCAGAAAACGCCGTTGTCCGCCTTAGCTACCGAGTATGGCGCAGCGCAACCCAGTTCGTTGAATGCGCCTTGGATGCGCTGGAGCGGAAAATCTGAGGCGCCCGTGTTGTACCAAACCTCTACGCTGCTGGTGCCAAAGACCCAGATCTCGCGGAAGTTCGACAGCACCGACACCACGCCGTCAGGTGAGCCTTCGGCGCTGGCAAAATCGAGTGGGTCAACGCTGGTGCCGTCGAGCAGGCTTGTGATCCAAATCTTCTGGCTGCTGGGCTCGTTGAATACAAAGTACCCGTCGAGATAGCCTACGGTCGCCGCGCCAGGAAAGTCTGGGTCAGTGATCGGCGCAAAGACGTTGGTCGAGTTGTTGTAGATGTAGCTGGGGCCGTTGGCTGCAACAAACAGTTGAGTGCCGTTGTCGGCCATACTGACCGGCCCCGTGCCGGCCACTGTGCCCAGCAGCGTCGCGGCGTAACTGGTGTTGATTTTGTACAACTGCGTGCCGCTGACGACAAACGCAGTAGTAGCATCGTTTGAGAACGACCACAGACCGCGCACCGGCCCAGTGCCGAGCGTGGCCAGCAGCCGCAGCCCAGGTGCGCGGTTAAGAAACGCCGGCTCCTTACCTGCTTCCGGCACGATTTCCGGGAACAGATTGACCATGCGACTATCCGCAGCGTTGACACTGCGAGCCACATAGCTAGACCCAAGAATTGGCGTCTTCATGCCGACCTCGCGTCAACTTCGAGGGGGTTGTTTCGGTAACCGTAGCGGATGCTGTACCACGCATAGACCGCGTACCAACGCAGCACGCCCATCTCTCGCGCCTGCGCCCAATGGCGCTGTTCATGACGCGCAAGCTGCACGTCGTCCATGCGCTCGGCGATGATGTAGACGCCCAGCGGCGGCAACGTGATGCCGGCAAATCCCGTGGTTTTCAAAAACCAACGGATGACATGCTTGGCAACTTTAGGCTCAGTAGTTGCCAGCATAAATGTTGAACCGCTGGCGCGTCGCCACAATCGAGTACGGCAGGCTCATCACGTCGTCCGGGTTGTTGATGCGCTTGAGGTTGCGCTTGGACGTCATGGCAATCCGTACCACCTGTGGCGAAGGCTCGACACCAAACTCAGGCGCAATTTCCATCGCCAAGTTGTAGACGAACGCCCGCAAATATCCGGGTGGAAACGACAGGATCGTGGACAGCGTGGCTGGTTGCGTCAACTCTTCCACCGAGACGAAGTGCCACTCCAGCAGCCGCGTAGGCACTGGGTAGATGTACATCTCGATGTTGGGGTAGGTCATGTTGACCCATAGCACCTGCGGGTACGTCGAGGTCACGGTCTTGACCGCGATGCCGTCGTACTGTTGCTGGTTGATCAGCTTGATGCCAAAGCTGACGTTTGTGCCGGGGTCGCGGAAATACGTCGCGTCGTCCAGCAGGATGGGGCGGTTGCCCACAAAGTCGCCCGTTGGCCCCAACGTGCGGCTGATCGTGCTGGTAGGCCAAGTGAACACTTGGTCTTGCGTTGAAAACACCGACAATCGTTCGGTATTCCAACTTTCGATCATCTGGTTTAGCGCTGTCAGCGCGTCTTGCGAGACAGCAGCAGAAGACGTTTCGCCTTCCGCCAACACGCCCAGCAGACGCAGGGCGCGATTGATTTGGTCACCCGCTGTGGTGGACATTGACAACCTCCCTACGGCGGCGGGTGCGTTCGGTCAAAGCGTTGACCGGCAGCACAGGTTCGACATCAGCGTCTTGGTCGGGAGTATACCGCTCCCATCCGTTGCGTT